CAAATGAAGACATGAATCCCAAAAAGCCGGTAAAAAATACCTATTTAATTGGAATTAAAGCCAATATCATAAAAGATATCTTAGACCGAGTAGGATTGAAACTTGCCGAAGAACATAATGTAAATGTGAAAGGCACATTAGAATCTAATTTATCAGAGGAGCAAATGAATGGACTTATCGAGCTTGCCCATAAAGCAATTAAACCAGATATGCAGACTCAAGATAAAAAACCGAATAAAGAATGACCCATTTTTTCTTAGATACGTACTTTATCCTCAATTTAAGTTTGAGGAATTTCACAAACAATGGTTAGAACAAGGGCTTATGGGAATAGACGAATTATGTTTAGGACCAAGAGGTTTTGCCAAAACTACAGTAAGGGCAGTTATCAGAACTATTTACAAATTAACAGAAAATCCCAATGAACAATTAGCCATTATCTCCGATACTAAAGAGCAAGCCGTTAAATTTATGTCAGAAACTAAACAGCAACTTGAAAGCAATGAATATTTAAGAATCCTTTATCCCGAATTAGCCCCCGGGAGAATATGGACAACTAAAGAAATATCAATCGCAGGAGCAACTGATATAAGTAAAGAAGCCTCCGTTACCGCTTTGGGTGTAGGGCAGGGAACAGGTTCACATTTTGATGATATATTGCTTGATGATATTGTAGACTTTGAAAATGTAAAAACCAAATACCGCAGAGATGATTTAGAAAAATGGGTAGATATGAGTTTAATGCCAATGTTAAAAGCCGGTGGTACTGTCCACCTCAACGGCACAAGATACCATCATGATGATTATTATGGAAGAATTTTAGAAAAAGGAACTTATAATAATATCCAACATAAAACTCATAGGGCTATTTTAAAAAATGGGAAATCGCTCTGGGAACAAAGATGGCCGATTGAAAAACTCTTAAAGATTAAAGAAGACAGAGGGAGTATAGCGTTTAATGCACAATACCAGAATGATACAACATTAATGGAGCAAGGGAGTATTTTTAAACGGGAATGGTTCAACTATTTCAAGAAAGACGGAGAGTATTTTGTCTTAACTAATGGAAAACGAATTCTGATTAAAGATATAGCGTTCTATCAAACCTGCGACCTCGCACTATCCAAAAAAGATACAGCAGATTATTTTGTTATATTGACATTTGGAGCAGACAGAGAAGGGAATATTTATATAACCAACCTATTAAGAGGAAGGTTCAGCTGGGCGGAACAGAAAAGATTAACTCCAGAACATTATCGCAGAAACACACCATTAAACTGGTTGGGGATTGAATCTAATCAATATCAAGCAGTATTAGCCGATGAAGTGAATACCTTAACAGATATATCAATCAGGCAATTAGAGCCAGTGGGTGATAAGGTAACCAGAGCAAACTCCATGAGTGCCAAATTCGAAACTGGAAAAGTATTTATCTGGAATAAACTCCCGCATTTAGATGAGTTTGAAGATGAATTAACAACCTTCCCGGAAGGTGAACATGATGATATGGTTGATACAGTGGGATATATTCCGCAATGTATGAGAAGGAAAAAACCATCAGTCTATGTAAATGTTTAAGGAGGCTATTATGTTAGCAAGACAAATTAGCGAAGAAATAAAATATCTAATCAAAGAACGCTATCCAGAGCATGATGTCAGGGAAAAAATTCACAAGAAATACGGGGATATTGACCAGTTTGGTTTTTGGTATCAATGTTGCTATAATAGTGTATGCGTTGAAATGGGGATTGATTTAAAACATGGAGAGAAATTAAAACCGAAAAAAGTTAGGTTAAAAACTGGGAAGGTAAGAAAATGAAAACTTATAAATCACCAGAAAATATATATTATAGAAAGGAGGACTAAATGGAAAAACAAACTAATAAATGGCAACCTTATGCAATCGTAACTACTAAAGGAAAAGCATATAAAGCCGATGTATTAGAACCTTATGTTACCTCGCAAAGCAAACAATTAAGCAAAGATACATTTGCAGATAGTGATTATACTCAATATGGATTAGTCAAGCCATTATATGAACCATTGACAATGGCGAAGTTAATGGAAATCAACACCTACCACATGAGAGCCTGTAGAACGAAAGCTGAAGATGTTGCAGGAAACGGATATAGAATTTACCCAAAAGTAGAAAAGCCCGACGAAAAACAAAAGGAAAAATTAGAGGAATTCATAAAGAAACAGCCAGAACCGATAGAAAAAACCTTTAATAAGTTACAGCTTGACAAGGAATGCACCGGATATTTTGCTATGGAGATTGCCCGAACATTCAATAATTTTGACGGTGAAGTTGACCTTATAGGACACATTCCCGCACACACAATCAGAATTCATAAATCAGGAGTTAAATATTGCCAGTCCCGAAATACTAAAAAAGTTTGGTTCAGAGATTTTAATTATGAAAAAGATATTGACTCCCAAACTGGACAGGAACAAAAAGCCAAATCATTAAAACCTAACAATAGAGGTAATGAGGTTGTCTGGAGTGTAAACTATACCCCGAGGTCTTGTTTTTATGGGATACCCGATGTTACACCATCAATCGGGGCGATTACTGGAGATGTAGCAAGGCGTGATTACAACGTTGCTTTTTTCTCTAATTTTGGAGTGCCTGCTTATTTAGTTTCGATTAGCGGAGATTTTGACCCCGGAGAGATTGACCCAAAAACAGGTAAAACTCCACTGGTAGCAAACATCGAAAAGAAATTTCAGGAATTAGTCAACAACCCGCAAAGTGTAATGATTCTCACTATCCCCAAAACCGAAACAGGGCAAGGTGAAATTACTATCAAAGTAGAACCTCTAAGCACAGAAGTCAAAGAAGCATCATTCAGGCTTTACCGAAATGACAACCGTGATGAAGTTATAGCCTCTCATGGGATGCCGCCTTATAGAATGGGAATATACGAAACAGGGCAATTAGCTGGTAATTTAGGAAGGGAAGCTACCACTATCTACTATGAAAGTATAATTAAACCTCGACAGAATGTTTTTAACCACATTATGAATCACTACATTTTACCGACATTGGGAATAACTGATTATGTGTTTGAATTGGAAAGTATTGACCTAACTGAAATAGACAACGATGTAGAGCGATGTATAAAATTAATCGCAAGTGGAGTTATGACACCAAACGATGCAATCGAATACTTAGGTGAATATTTTGGATTGAAAGTAGACCCTGATAATATAGCCATGACCTTCCATTACATAAATGGTAGGGCAATTGATTCAGGCGGACTGATACCAGAAAGTGAAATCATCGGAACATTAAATGGACTAAAAGATAAACTCATAGAAGGATTTATAGACTATGTTGGAAAATCAAATAATGGAGTGGCTGATAGAGATAGAAGAATTACAAAAGCAATTGCACAGCTGGAAAAAGAAATCCAGTCTCTTAAAGGAAGAACTAAGACTCTTTCGGAAACTCCAAACTCTAATTAGAAAAAAGAATAAAGAAATCAGGCGTCGGTTTAAAAAAATAGGGATACCTTCCAATGATATGGATATTAAGTATATTGTAGAACCATTGAGTGAATCGGTAGAAGATTATGCGGAAATAATAATCGAAAACACCCAAGAAGCTATCCGCAGGGGAATAGAAAGAACAGTAAGCAGTTTGCCGACTTCCAAAGCCAAAGAGCCGCCCAAACCTAAAACATTCCCTAAATTAAGCATGGAATTTATAGATGAATTCAGTTTAAGTATAGCCGAATACATAAGAGAACAAAAATTTACAGCTTCAGAACGAACTCTAAATCGGTTAATCGGGAACATCATGGAAAACCTAAAAGAAAGCTATGAAGAAGGTTTCGGATATGATAAAGCCGCCCAAAATTTAGATGATGTATTTGAAAACATGGAAAAATACGAACTTGAGCGAGTAGCCAGAACAGAACTATCCAGTAGTGAAAATCTTGGAATGTATGAAAGTGAAAAAGAGTTAGGAGTTGAATATCATAAATGGCGAACAGCCAGAGATGAAAGGGTGAGAGATTGGCACGTTGATATGGAAGGGCAGATTGTGAGAGTTGGGGATTTATTCAGTAATGGACTTGAATATCCAGGAGACCGAAATGGACCGCTTGAAGAAGTAATCAACTGTCGATGTAGTTTAGTCTCGGTGATTCTACCAGAAGGTTATGCAGCCCCAGAATTACCTTATTTTTATGAAAGTGATTTAATAAAGGTGGAATAAAATGGAAATAACTGAAACAACTATGTATGAAGAAAAATATTGGGTAACTGAATATAGGACATTACCAAAATTAGTAGATTATTTAAGAAATCAAAATAATTATACGGAGGTAAATAATGCATTCGAAAGCTATCGAATTATTGAAGAATATGTTATATGATGAAGATATGATAAATGGAAATCAAAAACGCAAAGAGCGGAATGAATTAATATTGTTTATAATTAGAAAACTCCAGAATGATATGCCAAGACCTGAAAGGAAAATAGAAAATCCAGATTGCCCAACGGGAGTTTGCCCACCAAGATAGGAGTATGAATGAATTATCCTGATGACTTTCATAACAAAATAATTCAAGGTGATTGTTTAGATGTAATGCCGTTTATCCCTGATAAGTCAATCAACCTTGTTATAGCTGACCCACCTTTTTGCATAGGAACTACAAGCAATGGACAAAAGGGAGAATGGTTAGATAATAACCTTATAAAACCTTTTTTTGATATTTATTTCAACGAGATTAAAAGAGTGTTAAAAGATGATGGGGAATTTTATATTAATACTGACTGGAGAACATATCCCTTTTTATATCCTATCATTATTGATAAATTAATAATTAAAAATTGTATTGTATGGGATTATGAATGGATAAAAGCAGGTTCTCATTATAGGTTTTCTCACGAGTTTATTATCTACGGATTAAAAGAAAAAAGTAAAAGAAAATTTAGTGCAAGGGAAAGAGATGTTTGGAGAATTAAACCAATGAACTTTACCCTAAAAAACAAAAGACACAATACAGAAAAACCAGAGGAATTGGTAGAAAAAATGGTTTTAAATAGCTCAAATGAAAATGATATTGTATTAGATACATTTATAGGTAGTGGAACTACTGCTGCAGTTTGTAAGAAACATAATAGAAATTTTATAGGCATAGAATTATCAGATAAACATTGTGAAACAGCTCGTAAGCGTGTCAATGCGACACCAGAGCCATTATTTAAAGGAGCATAAATGAAAAAAGAAATCCGATGTTCTAATTGCAATAAGATGTTATTTTCCATAATCGACAATAGATATATAGAGATTAAATGCACCAGAAACTCCTGTATTAATAAACATCATATTCTGATATATGACCTAAAAGAACAAGCCTTGACAAAGAATATATTTAAAGGTAAAATTGAATTAAATTAAGTCAGTAAATTGACAATCGAATATTCCCGAAGGACAATATGTCCATTCTTTTCATTTTTTAACCTCCTTTACAACAGAGCCTCTTTGAAAGCCAGATAGCTTTTTGAGAGGCTCTATTTTTATATGAAGGGAGATGATAATATATGCCATTTGGAGATTATGCTGATTTTCAGGATTGCGTAGAACAGAATCAAGATAAGACAAATCCAGAAGCGTTTTGTTCTTGGCTACATCATGAAATTACCGGAGAGTGGCCGAGCGAAAAAGAATTAGAAAAATCATTAAAGAAAGGAGAAAAAGATGTGGATGTAAAGAAAGACCAGAATGCCAAAGAATCATTAGAACAAAAAATTAATGATGTCCGTAGAGCATTTGAAAGAACTTATGGAAATATGATGATAATTCATGTTTTTGATGATGCCGTTATATTGCAGGAATATGGAAACGGTAAATATTATGAAGGCGAATATTCTTTTGACAATGACAATGTAATAGTAGGAGAACTTAAAGAAGTTGATTTAGTCTATATTCAAAAACGACTTGGCGGCGCAGAATTAACTGGACCGATATTTAAAAAGGAAGAAAAACAGAGAATAGTCTATGCTGCAGTCCTCGTTCCCGGAGAGCCAGACCATGACTTTGACAAAGGCGAAAAACTACTTAGTGAAACCGAAATAGAACAAGTTGCCCATAAGTGGATGGAAGATTATGGTAACATAGACTATATGCATGGAATGAACAATGTAGCCAAACCAGTAGAAAGTTTTATTTTGCCTTTTGATTGGGAAGTTAATATCGGGACTGAAAAAACCAAACTACCAAAAGGAACTTGGATATTAGCAGGGAAAATCACCAATGACAAAGCATGGAAAGAAGTTGAAGAAGGCAAACTTACTGGATTTTCTATTATGGGAATTCAGAATAATGTCCTTAAAGCAATTATGAAAAAAGTGAGTGATGGTGAATCAGTCAATAAAGAATTCCAAAGTTCTCTAAAAAGAGTATTAATCAGGGATTTAGGAAAAGACTGGATTGTGCCGTTTGTCAGTTTGGTAGATGAACCATGTGTACCAAAGGCAAAATTCTTTGCCGTGAAACAAAAAGAGCAGGAGGATACCTTATGGAGTAAAATGGTAAAGTTTTTTCAGAAAGATGATTTCGGGCAAATAGAAGACACCGCAAACAAATTAAAAGATATGACCGAAAAAGCAGGGCGTTCAATCAGTGAATCAACTTATAATGACCTGAAGAAAGCCATTGAAGCCTTACAGAAATTAATCAGTAAAGCCGATAACGAAAGGAAAGAAAAATATGCAAAAAATTCGAAAGGAGATGAATTAGATATGAAACAAGAAGATGTTTTAAAGATGATAGATGAGAGATTAGACGAAAAGCTAAAACCGATTTCCGAAGGTATGGCGAAATTAACAAAATCAGACGAAGACGTAGACAAAGACAATGAGGGCGATGAGGATAATGTCAATAAGGATAAACCAGATGAAGGTGATGATGTTAATAAAGATAACGACGAAAATGTAAATAAGGACAAAGAGCCAAATAAGGAACTGGAAACCTTAAAATCCGAAAATGAAAAACTACAAAAAATGGTAGAAACTTTAGTAAAGGAAAAAGAGGGTAAATCCAAAGCCGAAAAAGGACAGGAAGACGGAGACGACAAAAAAGAGTACACCGAAAAAGACCAATTAAAAGATTTAAATAGAGATAGTTATGGAAGAGCAGTAAAGAAAGGAGATGAATAATAATGTATAAAAATGAACAACTATTAGAACTAATAGATAGAGCTATGAAAGGCGGAATAACTGAAATAGATGACTTTGGTTATGCCGTATTGCAACCAGAAAAGTTAGCCAGATTTGTAAGGAAAATGCAATCAAAAACTGTAGTACTCCCACAGGCAAGATATTCTCCAATGAGCTCACATATTAAACATATCGATAGAATATCTTTTACTGGCAGAGTGCTAAAGAGCGGTAAAGATACAAGCGGTGACAATAGAAGTTTGGCTACTTCTGATTTTGCTAAACCAACCACTAATACCAACGTATTGACTGCCAGTGAATTTATTGCTATCGCTTCACTTAGAGATGACGCTTTAAGACGCAATATCGAAAAAGAAGCATTTGAAAACACCATGATTGACTTGTTAGGTGAAGCAGTTGGTAGAGATTTAGAGGAATTAGCATTATTTGCCGATACTGATATTCTTTATAGTAATGATGATGTATTAAGCAAAACTGATGGCTGGATAAAATTAGCGGAAAACAAAATCTACGGTGGGGATAGTTCAGACTTTAACCCTGCAGCAGAGACTTACCCGGAAAATATGTTTAATGCAATGTTGGAAGCTATGCCAAAAGAATATCTCTCTAACATAAACGAGTGGAGATTCTGGGTAACTTGGGATATGGCAAACGATTACCGTGACCTCTTAAAAACTCGTGGAACTGCTTTAGGGGATAGTGCTTATACTGGCAATAGTCCATTAGCATATAAGGGTATTCCAATTCAAGTAGTGCCAATGTTAGCAAGGGCAACTTCTGTTGGTGAAGGTGGAACTGGAGATGTAGCAATACTCGGTTATCCAAACAACCATGTTTGGGGTGTATTCCATAGAGTAACCATCGAGAGAGAAAGAGAAGCCAAAGAAAGACGTACTGATTTCGTACTCGGACTTGAAGTTGATGCTGGTTATGAAGACGAAAATGCAGTAGTTGTAGCATTTAAAGACGCCTCCACTCCTGCATCCTAAATAAAGAAAGGAAAGCCATGCTAAATATAGGAATAGCAGGGAATGGTTTTGTTGGTAGTGCTACCAGAAAAAGATTGGAGGGCAAGAGTAATTTATTTATTCTTGACCCTCCTAAAAATCACAATGATGACCTGTCAGATTGTGATATTATATTTATCTGCATTAATGAGACCAGTCCCTCAATGGAAAATCTTGAAAAACTCGTAGAAAAATTAGTCAAACAAAATGAGAAATGCTTTTTTGTAATACGAACTACTGTTATCCCCGGTACTACTGATTATCTAGGTAAAAAGTATAATCGGGAATTTGTTTTTATGCCCGAATTCCTAAGAGAATGGAATGCTGAATACGACTCTTTGAATCCCGACAAAGTAATAATAGGAACAGAGCAGGATGGTATATTCAGGTTGCTTTCAGTTTATTTTGAATGCTCGCATATCTTACAGGTTAAACCGATAGAAGCCGAACTTGCCAAATTAGCTCTAAATAGTTTAGCGACTATCAAGGTAGTGTTTGCCGAAGAATTGTTTGATTTAGCTGAAAAACTGAAAGCCGACTACAAGAACATCTATAAAGTATTCGAACTTGACCAGAACATAAATGAACGACACTTGATAGCGGGGAAAGATGGTTATAGAGGAGCAAGTGGAAAGTGTTTAAAAAAAGATAGTGAATTTATGGCTGAAACAGGGAAAATATATAACTGCCAAATGAGTTTACTGGAAACTGCAGTATGTTTAAATGAAAATTTATTGAGGATTAAAAAATGGGCTATGAAGAAAAATTAAAAAAGTCAATCAAAGACCATAAGTCAGGAATAAAGAAAAATCCGATTGATGATATAGGCTACAAATTAAAGGGGCATAAATTAGCCAGTAAAAACGGAGTTAGAACAACTATTATTTATGGGATTTACAAAAGGATTGAAGATGTCAATTGGGAAGACTTGCCCTATACCTTCACTATTAAACCACAAAAAGGTTGTTCAGAAAGCGGAGTATTTCCTTTAGTCTATAAGTTTGGGAATAAATATGAGGATATTTTAAGGCATAGGATTTTAACCAAAGACGAAATAATCAATGAGTTTAAGTCGGGCAATCATTCAGAAGGTTTATGGATTGAAGAATTAATTAATGACCCAATACCTTACGATTGGAAAATATATACCTTTAATGGAAGAATAGGATTGATTAGACAGTACGATCGTGCAAATAAACCGAAATCTACAAAGTTTTATGATGAGAACTGGGAAAATGTAAATGTCCATAAAAAAGCCAGAACATACTTGATTAACAATAAATTACCAGAGCCATTACATAAAGAAGAATTATTAAATGCAGCCAGAAAATTAAGTAAGGCAGTCAAATATCCTTTTGTGAGGATTGATTTATACGATACTTATAATGGTGTTTATTTTGGAGAAATTACTCCACATCCGGGAATGGAGATTACTTTAAATAATTATTGGAGTGAGAAACTTGGAAAACTCTGGGATAAAGCAAAGGAAGAATTAAATGGATAAAGAATATAATAGATGGTACAGAACATTTTTAGGAATAAAGCAAAGGCACACTTATTGGTTATACAAGGTAATAGATGAGGTGCTGAATGAAAACCCGCAAATTAAAGGTATTGTTGAAATCGGTACAGGTGCGGGGGCTTTATCTGTATTCTTAGGATTGGAATGTTATGAAAGAAGTTTAAAACCTTTGCTAACATATGACCTGAAACCATTTGCAAAAGCAAACAAGGGGATGTTTATTTATAAAAAACCGAAATTATTTGATTTACTTAATATTAAATATATTGCAAGAGATTATTTTTTAAAAGAAAGTATTAACGAAATAAAAGAATACACTGATGTTCCTGTATTGTTCTTTTGTGATGGAGGCAACAAACTTGAGGAGTTTAAGTTTTTTACTGGAATAATAAAAAAGGATTCTATTATAGCAGTACATGATTGGCAGTCAGTTGCCAGAAGTGCATTGACTTATGAAAATAGCAAAGGTACAGTGAATAAATATAACTTGATTCCTTTACATGAAGAAGAATGGGATTGTGAACCAGACCATATAAAGACTTGTTTTTGGAGGAAAAATAGTGAATAAAAAAATTATCGTTCAGATACCTTTTAATATTCAGGGCTTTAATAAGGAAAATGAATTAAGCGAGAAATGGATAAAATATCGGTTAAGTATATTTAGGGCATATTGTTTAAAAAGTCTTATCAATCAGACAAACCAATATTTTACTGCTATGTTGAGAGTAAGAGAGGAGACGCTTTCTTTAATCCAGAAAGAATTAAAAAACTTACCAAAGAATGTTTGTGTAGTAGCAAATAATTATGGATTCTCTATAAGAAGGCATATTGATGTCAATGACTACCATTGGCTTTATTTAGTAAGAATGGATTCAGATGATTGCTATGAAGAAAACTTCATAGATTTATTACACAATTATCCGAAGAAAAAAGATACCGAAGTTTTAATCAGTCAGCATTGTTACGACTACGATGCAGTGAATAAACGATTAGCAAGTTTTTGGTATAAATCTCCGCAAAGTTACACACTAATTTATGATACAGAGGAATACAGAAAAGGGAAACGATATTTCTTGAAGAATGGACATGGCGGGGCGATTAAATTAAAACATGAATTATTAGATGGTTATAATTATCTGAATGTATTACACCAAAAAAATAACGAATGTAGATTTCATGATAGTGATACTCCGGGAAGAAAACAGGTAAAAGAGATATTCAAAGGCAAGAAAGAAATCTTAAAACATTTTGGGATTGAGGTATAAATGAATATATTATATTTAATTACCCGTTGGGAAGTTGGGACGGCATATAAAAATATCCAATTAATGAAAGAGAACTTTGGTGGAACTATAGTAAAAAACAGTATATCCCAAACTATTCAATACTTAAAAACAAAACCTGATTTTATGGTAGTAAGGGGAGACGCAAGGCGTGATTATGAATTAGCTCTAAGATTCAAATTACCTTATATACTAATCGAAAATGATATATTTAGTATGAGAAACGGACATTCAGAAGATAAAGATAAACACAAAATTGAAAAAGCAAGTGCAATTATTTTTACCAGTGATGGTCATGTCCAGTACTGTAAAGAGAAAGGTTATAAATTACCTTATTATGAAATTATACATAGCAGACCTTTGAAAAAAGATTTAGATTTTGAACCCTTGCCGAAACTTGAGGGATTGAATTTAGTATATGCAGGTGGAATTGGGAATTCTTGGAATAGCAGAAAAACACCTTATGGATACAGAGCATATCATGAGATATTTAAAAAGTTTATTGAGGCAGGGTGGAAAGTTCATATTTATCCGGCAATCTATAAGAATTTATCCGAATATAGAGATATAGGATGTATTGTTCACAACACCATAAAAGCTGAAAATATCTTAAAAGAATTAAGCCAATATACAGCAGGATTTCATGGCTACAATAAAATCGACGTCCCTGAAAATGCCTATAATTATACTCAAAATTGTATCGGAAATAAATGTTGGGATTATTTAGGGGCGGGAATCCCAACTGTAGGTTTTCAGGGCGGCAAAGGAATGAACATCTACCGCAATAAATGGGGAGTAGTTTTAAGAAGTCTAAGCAATCGGACTTTAAGTAATCTCCCTAAACGACTTGAAAAGTTAAATATTACCGATGAAATGCGATATGAAAATGTAATGGATAATGACCTTGATAAATATGAAAATGTAGTGAACAAGGCTTTAAAGGATAGAAAAAAAATTGAACTTTTGCCGAAAGTAAAAATACCTGTATGGGATAAAAACGACATGGTAATTCAGGTAACAAATAAACGACCAACTCCCATTGAGAGAGGTAATAAGATATTCGAGCCTTATTCAACTACCGAGCCTTTTACAGTAACTAAGTCTCAATGGAAAGAAATTAAGGCTCATGTAGGATTAAAAATTTTATATATTCAGGAGGGATTATGAGAGTAACAGTCTATAACAAAAAAGGCGAAAAAATAAGCAGGGGAAGACACGGTTATCCATCAGAAAAAACTGTAACTTATATAATTAATGAAAGTGAATACAAACTAATTAAGGCGGCAAGACATCTTAATATTCTAAAAGTTGAACTCGAGTGTCCGATATGCCATAAGTTTTTTGACAATGAAAAAGCCTTGAGAATGCACCATACCCGAGTTCACAAGGAG